GGTTGCTAGGTTCGCAGCAAGTCCATCACGCAGCTCTGTGATTGAGGCCACTATGCCATCCTGATTTTCCGGTATGGGTCAACTAGGTGCTGAACATCCGGGTCGAGTCTGAAGCCGACACGCATCGAGCCAAGCTCTCCGCTGATAATTCCTAGAGGTGAGTCAAGTCGCTTGAAGATTCTTGAGGCAAGAATGACAGTTGCCTGAGTGATTGCGATTGGGACAGAAGTCCAACCCCAAGTTCCGACTATCTCAACTGTGGCTTCGCCGTTGCGGTATGGGAACAGGTAATCCTCGATTGCTCTGATCTGATAGTAAGAAGTTGTCACGCCACCTGCTCGACCATTCAGAGGCTCTGCCTGCCAGTCTTTCGCTTCCCATGTGGTGTCAAAGGTCTCGCCGTCTTCGGAGGTCTTGACTCTGGTCAGGGTGATGAAGTCCTCGGTCTCGCAAACATAGTTGTCAATAGGGGCAAAGATTTTGGTAGCAGTGCCTGCGTTGTAAAAATAACGCTCGGTGTAGGAGTCAATCTGGCGTGAGGCTGATTCGATTGCCATCTCCAATAGGGGATCGTCAATCCCATCTGCTATGCCAAGTGCTGCCTTAAGTTGTAAAAGTGTGCAATAGCCTTGCGTAATCGCCATGAGATTCCTCCGCCTCTATTCTACCGACATTGTTCTGACCATCTCCGAAATCATCGGCCCTCTGAGGTAGCGGCTGTTGCGCCAGAGCAGTCGGTTGGTGTAGCTGAACTTGGTCGCAAGTCTTCGGTCAATCATGTTGGTTATGGTTGGTATCACTTCGATATCATCTCTGCCCAGTCGCTTGGCCATCATCTTGACTAGGTCGTATTTAGAAACCCAGTCATCGGGAACTAGGTGCTGAGTTCCAGCCAATAGATAATTCTGTTTTATTATCCCTGCGACCACCCTTGCAAACGCCTCAGTTGTCACCCCGTTCCAGTAGTGATTGACAAAGCCATTTATCCTTGCGCCTTCGGGTTGGTTCTTTACCCAGTCGAATAGCGAGCCTGTGCCGTTCGCTCCGATTATTGAGCATCGCAGGTTGAGCCAGTTGGCTGCCGAGACCTCGCCTCGCTTTTTGCTCACGCCGTAGGGGTCGGTTGCGTCTCGCTCTGATTGTTCTGTATAGAAACCTTTGTCACCCGCAAACACGCAGTCAGTTGCAATCTGAATGAAGTAAAGGTCTTTGCGAGTTGCGAGCAGATGAGGGAAATCGCCGTTTATCTTTTCCAGCTTTTCGACTGTCGGTTTCTTCTGCGGGATTACGCCGATACAGTTAATGACAACATCGCCCTCGGTCAGCATGAATTGGTCAATCGAGTCGGGTGCTTCGTATTCTGAGCGTGAGGGTGCAATCAGGTCAAAAGAAGAAAGCTCTTTGACCATCGCCGAGCCAAGCATCCCCTCAGCTCCCAAGATAAGAACCTTCACCTGAGCGACCTAGCAAGTTGCCTAATCTGCTCCATGCCCTCTGCTCTCTGATCAGGCCCAAGTAATGCCCCAGAGGTTGTCATGCGGTCGTAACCCCTGTCAAAAACAATCCTCATCGTAGGCGTGTTGTATGGCTTTACAAGGCCCGTTTTCCTCATGTGTAGCGCAAGACCCCAGTCGGCGAATCTTATGCCCTCAGGGAAGCCTCCAGAGGCTTGCCAGAGGTGTCTGGTCATGGGGTTAGCACCGCCCAATTCAAACTCATAATCAAGGGTCATTGGATTCCAAATGCACTGCTGAACCGAGTCCGAGCCTTTGGTTCTAAGCCAGTCGCAAACTAGGTTGCAACCTGCTGCCTCTGCCTCTGGTATGGAGTTCAGGGCTTTAGGCAGGAAGTAGTCATCGACATTGCAGATGGCTATCCACTTGCCAACGCATAGATAGATTGCTTGATTCCAATACTCGGCATAGCTGTTCAGGTTTTCTTTTATTACCCTGACAACACCCTCATTTGGAACGCTTGCTTTGACAGCTTCCCAGTTCTTCTCATCGGTGACAATGTTTATCTCAAAAGGCTTAGTCTCAAGCGACTGCACCCCTGCCCACCATTGAGGCAGGAATTGAGAATAACCATCACCCCAAATTGCTAGGGGCAGAGAGATTAGACCAGTGTCTTCAGGAATGGTAACCAATAGTGATTCCAAACTTTTACATCGTCAAACTGTTGAGCGAACTTGCGTGAGGTTTCTGAGTAGCGACCTTCTTCTTTTGTTACCTGATAAGCCTTCTCTAGCTGTTGAGCGATTGACGAGATATAAGGAACTTTCCACCATGCAATCTGCGCCTCATCCCAGAACAACTGTCCTTGAACCTTGAAGCCATCTTCTGCCACTAGGTCTCTTGGACCTGTCCAGTCAGATGCAATCACTCGACACCCTACCGATTGGGCCTCAAGAATAGGAATCTCAAAACCACCTCCAAGGGAAACCTGAAGTGCAACATCGGCGGCCGAGTAAAAGCCAGCTAAGTCCTTTGGATCAAGCCCTAAGCGGTAGTCGATGGGGTCAGGGAAAATAACAGAACTCATGTCAAGCCCGCAAGCCTCGGCAAGTCGGGGAAGATGGAAGCCCCCATAAACGCCTTTTGGTTCAGTGTGAACATACATGTAAGCGTTGGGGTGATTCTGTCGAAACATAGCGAAGGCCATGAATACAGTATCAAAGGATTTTCTGTGAACTGATTTGTTTGCCTTGTTAGCCGCATTGACGACAACGAGGAAGTCATCTTGCTTGATGCCGAGAAACTCTCTTGCATCTTGTTTGCCGATTTTGTCGGTTCGCTTAAAAGTATTGACTGTGTCTATGGAGTGCGGGATGTAGATTCCCTCAATGCCGACATCTTGCAGTTGCTCCATGCCGAAGGGTGACATTGCAATCGGTTGAACATTGTCTTTGTCTAGCCAACGCTTGACCGCAGGGGGCATTGAGATATGGTCTAGCGGTGTCCAGCTAAGAATGTTCGGCCACTCTTCAGTGGGCCACATCTCAGGCTTCAGAACCCAGACATCGCAAAGTGTCAGGATGTAATCTTTCCAATCCTTCTTCATCATCTGCATTTTGTGTCCGACTGCAAGTGCATCCTGCGACATCGGCTCATACCCTCTTGCGTAGTGAGGGATTTCTCCGTAAGGGGTTTTGTGCGTTGAGTTGTTTCCCTCTAGTCCGTAGTTCGAGACATGGGCAACATTCGCTCCATGCTTTGCGAGGTTGTCAACAAGTTGCCCGATCTGCATTCCATAACCTGTTGGCTGGTATGGCGAATTGGAGAAGGTTGTAACTGTTAGGTCTAACTGTTCTGGCTTCATAAATTCCTTTCTACCCCCACAATAGCAAAATCCCCCGACTTTGTGCCGGGGGACTTGCTAGATATCTAAGGTTGACTATGCAGCCGAACCCTTGAAAATCTGGAAGTGGCTCTGGTGTGACAGGTCTCCGTCAACACGAAGCATGAAGCGGAAGACGGCAAGGTCGTTTGCGAACTTGAAGTCATCGCTTCTGTCAACACGCAGACCACCTGCAAGACGAATCTTGTAGGAAGGTAGGTGTCCGAATCCGATTGACGCAGCAGCCGAACCAACAGCAGCAACAGCAGGGTTCTCGTGGACTGTGTATCCGAGAAGGCTGTCACGGGCTGCTCCGTTTAGACCAGGCTCGAATAGGTAGTATCCGTCTGTGGTCTTTAGCTTGCGAGCGTTGCGAATTGCGGTTGGGGACATGAGCCATCCAGTTCCCTGAAGCTTCCTAACAGCAGGGTCAACTGCGTAGGTCAGGTCAATGAGCTGGTCAGCGGTGAATAGACCACCTGCGATGGTTCCGGATACACCGGTTCCAGCAGCGGTCATAATTCCGTTTGGCTTGTCGCTTCCGTCACCAGTGGTTAGAGCAGCGTTGACTGCGTAACCAATGGAGTTACCGGCTGCACGAGCTAGAACCTCAGCGATGTCAACACCGCTGTCTTCAATCAGCTCACGAGCAACTGGAACTAGGAATGCATACTTGTATGCGCCTAGAGTGATGGAGCTGAAGGTTGGCTCTGACTCGTCAATGGTTGCGCCTGCGGTCTCAAGAACAGCAGTTGCGTAGTTGGTCAGAACTGGAATCTTCAGGTCTTCTCCGCCAGCGGTCTCAAAACGCTCTCCGAGGGAAAGCATTGGACCAACTTCACGAGCTAGGTCATACACTCTTGCAACGAAGGACTGAGGAACAACTCCACCAGCGTTTGATGGGGTTAGAGTTCCACGAGTCTCAAAGTTGTGAGAACGAATCTCACCCTTTGCAAGCGAACGAACATAGTCGTAATCTGACTTTGATACTTCTGAAACCTCGAAGCCAGAAGTTGCAGCTGCGGCCTTAGCCTCACGCTCTTCTGCCTTACGGATGGTCTCGATTGCGGCTGCTCTCTCGTCAAGGTCTGCGTTGATGCGGTCGAACTTGCCCTGCTCTTCAGCAGTCAAGTCTCTCTTCTCAGCAGCAGCGGAGTCAAGCAGGGCCTTTGCTTCCTCCCATGCCTTAGCACGAGCCTCAGCCTGAGCCTTAATAAAGGACTGTGACATTTTGGTCTCCTAATAGTTTTATTTGACTTCAGCTGCGCTGACGCAGAACTGAAACAGGCGGTGCTTACACTCAACCCTGTTTATATCTTAGCAAAAGGAAAACCCCAGAGGTAGAAAGGATAGACCCTCTGGGGTGGTTACTCGCTAAACCTTGCGATCAGGGGATTCGCTTTTCAGTTGGTTCAATGATGCGAGTTTCCTTTATAGCGGCATACGCCGATGCGCCGCTGTTTCTATCGCTGTCAGCTTTGACTGCGACATCTTTGTTGTCTAGCTTCCAAATGGCTTCAGCCCACTTGTCTGCTAGTGAGTAAATCTCTCCGACGCTAGGGTCTCCTGCGATTGCGAGAATGGTTTGCTTGATCTGTTCTTTGGTTGCCATTAGTTCCTCTTTAGTAGTAGGTCAAGCTGTTTGCGCTTTAGGTCGAGCAGGTTTGGCTCTTCGGTCTTTTCTTCTTCTACCTGCGTAACAGGGGAAAGAGTGTCAACAACCTTCTTGATTAGCTCTGCCTCGGTGTCTGACAAATCAGAACCTTCCTCTAGCTTGAGGACTGCATCAGCCAAAGCATCTGCGTCAACCTGCGCTCTAGTTGCCACCTTGTCGAGTGAGCGAACCATTGCCTCGGTTGCAGCGTAAGCAGGAAACGCAACAATGCTTGTCTCGAAT